TCATCGGCAAACGAACACCGGATCAACCGCCACGGCAAATGAATCCAACATGAGTTACCGAGCAAGGCCTAGCAATCAAGAGGGCCACGGAATACAGACTAAATTAAGACTTGACTAAGAATACAGAATATGCAGACTGAATAACAAGACGACACATAGACTAGCTTAAGGACAGCGTCCAAGATACGGGGCGGTAGAACGGTGACTTGAATCAGCCCGTCAAATGCTGGGGCTAGTCGTGTTTGATTGATACAGAGGCATCTTTTCCTCCCGATAGGTGTCTCTTTATCAATCAACCAGAGGAGAATGAATTGGGGTTGACTTATCGGTGGCACCTTGCAAGGGTGTCACTAGATAAACCAAACCGAAAGGATAAGACCAATGGTCACACTGACACACGTAACCGAAGTAGACACAATGCTAGAGGCGGTGAACATGGTTAAAGGTGCCTTATACGTTCCAGAATGGGTGTATAACACTGATAACCTAGATGCTTTCATCGTATCCACAAAAGCACCTTATCACGGTCGGATATACGTTGACACTATGACGGGGGAAATCCGTGACGCCACCAAAGAGGAACACGATAGGTTTTGCATAGAGGGTTGACTTATCAGGAGACATCTGCAATGGTGTCTCTCAATAAACCAACTCAAGGAGTGAGACTATGGAAATCGAAAGAGTGGAAGTAACTTTGAAAACATGCAAGAGCATGACAGATCAGCTGGAAAACCTAGGGGCTAAAATTATAACTGAAAGCCTAGGTGACCAGATAGTTAAAAAAGCCCAGAACAGTAAGGGGAAGACTTTGTTCAAGGCTATTGTGTACGATAACGAATCGGTGCTGGTATCGTATCCAAAGGGACTGTTTGACAAAATGTAAGAAGGGGTTGACTTATCAGGAGACATCTGCAAGGGTGTCTCTCAATAAACCAACCAAGGAGTGAGACTATGACATATAGAATTAACATTGCAGAAGGCAAAGGCCGCAACTGGAATGATACGGGCTTGCAGTACAGCCACTACTATGCTGTCGAGACAGACTATGAGGAGACAATGATTAGAATTGTCGAGGACTTGAGGCAGGTATATCCATACCCGGCTTATGACATCACGGTGTCTAAGTCTACTACAACTAGCACAAGATTGCCAATGGATTTGGGTTGACTTATCGGTGGCACTCTGTAAGGGTGTCACTAGATAACTTAATCAAGGAGTAAGGCAATGCAATTTGTACGCAACATCAACGCAGTGTTTAAGCAAGCTCAACCACATGAGATAAAGCACGGCAAGACATGGTATCGTGACGCATTGAAAGAGTGCGAAGACATGGCGGCATGTTACCAACTGCCAGTCCATATCGTAGCAGGAGTAGTGGCAGCATTGTCACCGACTAACAAGTGGGAACGCAACCTAGTAGATGCCGCCAACATGTGCAAAGTGTTTACAGATGGTGGCTACGTGGAAGACTGTGTACCTTGCACCTACACAAAGATGCGAGACAAGGCGTGGTCTATCTTGCAATCCATGCCACATAATGCAGAGGATGTAGCTTTTATCCTCAATGGCCCAAAGATTACAGACTTCTACCTATGTATCATGGGGCATGACGTTTGTGTAATTGATGGCCACGCATGGGGCATTGCCTTCAAGGACAGACGCAACATGCAGGATGTACCAAGTATCGGTAAGCGGATGCGTAAGGAATTGCAGCAGGCCTACAGTAGGGCAGGCAAGAAGCATGGTCTCACCGCCTATCAGATGCAGGCCGCAACATGGGTCACATGGAAGCGCATCCATAATGTCTGACCTACCACCTCACATAGAGGTAGAAATTTCTAGGCTAGGGGTTGTCAAACCAATCAAGGTATGCAAGCCTGAGCCTACACCACCACCAAGTCCATCATGGGATGGCACAGGGCAATGTCCCTTTTAACCTAAGGAGAATAAAATGTTTTACTGTATCGCAACTAAATCTTTAAATGATGGCACACGTGGCTTCCGTTACAATGTGTTAGGTGTCAAAGGCATCGTTCGTAAACGTCAAACAAAGAGCCGTGGCTTCAACATCGAGAAGGGTAAGGCAATGCGTATCTTAAACATGGGCAAGCTGTCCGTTTACTTTGAACGCAAGAAGAATACGTACAGTGTACGCAAACTACGTCATTGGGCAGGCTGATGCCTTACAAGGACAAACAGAAACAAAAGGAGTACCAGAAGGCATGGGATGCTAGACGGTACTCCGAAAACAAGGACACCATGTTAGAGTACGGTAAGAAGTGGAAGCGAGAGAACCATGAGCACTGCAAGGAGTACAACAAGCAATGGCAACTGAACAACAGGGACAAGGCAAATGTTTCTGGAAGTATCCGTAGGGCACGACAGTCTAAAGGCATCCCTGACTTCCTTAGGGATTGTGGAATAGAAAGAGATAGGCTTTCTTTTATATACTTGTTACGTGAGTGGCTTACTAAATCCACAGGTATAGTACACCATGTCGATCATATGTGGCCTCTCTCTGATGGTGGCCCTCACTGGTCAGGTAACTTGCAAGTTATAACGGAGCGAGATAACCTAAAGAAGGGGTCAACAGTTTGCCCTAGCATTAAACAGAACGTGCAAGAAGCACTGACACAGGAAAGGAAAAGGTATGAGTGTATGCGGAGAGATAGAGACAACAGAGAGCCTCATCAAAAGTCTCACCAATCAATATGATTATCTGATCGAGCAGCATGGGCGGGGTGTCCGTCCATCGTGGGTATCTGAGGAACTAAGTCACTTAGGTATGCGGATACAGGATGCCAATGCCAGACTAGCACTGTTGCTAAATGGCAACAAGGCAGAGTATTGATGACGCAGGGGGTAGACGTATCGGAATTGTTTGGTATAATAAGTATTACGGATGCCCCCTGATACAGAGGCAAGATAAGGAGAACAAGATATGATTGAAGCAACCTACATTGACCACATGGGCAGTGACTTAACCGTTGCCAATGCTGCAAGGGTATCGTTTGGTAAGGTAAGCGAGATGGAAGATGATCCTTGGGGGCCACCACGCCTCAAGAAGAAAGATGATAAGCTGATCCGATATCTTGCCAAGCACAAGCACATCAGCCCATTCGGTCACTGCTTTGCCAGCTTCCACATCAAGGCTCCGATCTTTGTGGCACGACAGCTAGTCAAGCATAAGTTCCTACGTTGGAATGAGATCAGTCGTAGGTATGTTGATGATGGGCCTGAGTGCTATGTACCTGATGTGTGGCGTGGACGTAGTGCTGATAAGAAGCAGGGGTCTGATGGTGAAGTAACTGTACCTGTCGTAGCCCGAACACTATACGGTTCCCAAGTAGAGGTTTATCAAAGCCTATTGCAGTGTGGTGTAGCACCTGAGCAAGCACGTATGGTACTACCACAGTCTACTATGACAGAGTGGTACTGGTCAGGGTCATTGGATGCCTTCGCTGACATGTGTAACCTGCGTTGCAAGCCTGACACACAGGCAGAGACACGGGTAGTTGCACAACAGATTGACCGCAAGATGCTTGAGCTATTCCCTGTGTCATGGGATGCACTGACGGAGGAATAATAAATGAATAAGTATGTAAGTGAACCCGTCAAGATAACTGACATAACAGAGCATGAGGATGGTAGTGCTACGTTGCAGGTAGAGTGTGACCCAAAGACATTTGCTGCTATCTTTAACGTAGGCTTTGTGTCACTGGTTAAGACAGGCTTATACTGGGAGACAGACAATGATTAGGCCAATGACACCAGAGGAACGTAAGGCATCCCTTGATCGTGACGAAAAGAACAAGTGGCGCAAGTGTGTCAGTTGTGGTAATGCAAGTAGAGGCACATGGTGTAGCTTCTGTCTGGAGGAAGAATGATTAGCAGTGAGTGGAAGAGACTAGTGAAAGAACATGAAGACTTTAAGGAGAATGTAATGGCAGAGCACACATCAGAGGACATCGTGCAGGAGCCTGAACACTATGCACGTTGGAAGATTGAGCCTATCACATACATCATGCTGAATGGCTTTGACTTCTGGCGTGGCAACATCATCAAGTATGCTAGTCGTGCAGGGTTTAAGTCATACTCAGGTAAGACAAAGGATGCCAGTGAGATACTTGATCTCCAGAAAGTAATCCGTTATGCTGAGATGCGTATCAATCAACTGGAAGGTAAGGAGAAACTGTAGTGTTTACCATAGAGTTCGAGTTCGACTACGTTAAGATTGTCTCGATGGATGAAACAGGGGAGCATGACGATCTGCACCTGTACATTACAGATGATGGTACAGTTTTTCTAACACAGACAGAGTTAGAGGATGACAGGGAGGATGTAATCTGTGTCAAGTATCAACAGCTGCTTGACATCCTAGCATCTTTACATCAGACTGAGGGTGCATATCAGAATAGAAAGAGGAGTATGAATTGACAATGGAATTTCTATACGGGGCTGTGACAATGTACCTTCTAGGTGTGCTGTTTTTCTACGAGGCCTTCACACCCAATAATGGCGAAGAAAGAGGTTACTTCTACACCTCAGTTATCTGGCCCTACATTGCAATTAAGTTAATCGTTATGCGATTATTCT